AAAAATCAAGAGGTGAGAAAGTATTAGAAGAGTCATCAGCTCAAGATAAGCTAGAATCATTGCTAGGGAGTAAGTTATTTAATTTACTGCCAGAATGGACAAAAGGAACTAGATTAAAAACTAAAGAATTTAAAGAAACTTATAAAGACTTTGTAGGTAAATTTCCTGATGTTGTTGAATTTGCTGAAACAGGCTTTAAAGATAAGGGAGAAAAGTGGGGATGGAGAGAACAAAAGTTTGCATTTACTAAGAGCTTTTTAGAGGGTGACCATTTAAAGGATGCGGCTTCGCTTGAAAGTTGGCTAGGTGGTAAAGAGGGGTCAGAATGGCTTAAACAATATAAAGCTACACCCGACAAATTTGATTTACCTACAGAAAAAGAAGATATATTTAAAGGGTTAGAAACTAAAGAATTTAAAGATATCTTTAAGGATCATGATTTTAGTTCAGTAATTAATCAAGATGCCAGTGTATCAACGGCTGGTTTAAATGAAGCTGATATGATAAATCAAGAAAATATAGCAATGTTACAAGAGCTTGGTGACTTAGTATAATTATTGAGGGAGAAATGAAAGAAGTTAAAGTAAGAAGCTTAAAGTTAAGTGACTTAGAGCCTGCTACGAATTATTTAGCAAAATCTATAAATAGCACTTCGACATATAAACATTTAACTTTAAAGCCTAAAAAAATCGCTAGATTATTATCAGATATTTTATTTGATGATTCAAAATGCGGATATGTAGCATTAAAGGATGGTAAAATTATAGGAATGGTTGGAGGATATTTATCTACAATGTGGTTTTCTGATACATTAGTTTTAAATGATTTTGGGATATTTGTAGATGAAAAATATAGAAATACAGGTGTATCTTATAAATTGCTTTATGAGTTTTTTAATTTTGGAAAAGAAAGCAAAGCAAATGAGATTCATTTTTCTGTAACAGCTGAGCCTAAATATTTTAGCCAACTGTATAATGCTTTTACTAAAAAGTTTGAATTTGAATTAATGGGAATAGTTCTAAGGAGGAAGTAATTATGTGTGCAACAGCAGTCGCAACAGGAGCAACAATGATGCAAGGTTGCTATAATACAGGTGAAATGAAAGATAGGCAGAAAGATATTGACGATGCATTAAAAGAAAGTGCTACTACAAGTATTGATAGTATAAAAGGTTTCATGCAAAATACATTAGAATTTGCTGAAAACGAAAAAGCTTGGGCAGATGCAACCACATCTGAAGATATACAAATGGTTCAAACTCAAGCAGTTGGACAAGCTGATAAGGTTTCAGATGCTGTAGCTCAAACTGATGTTGCTATAGGATTTGAAGGATCTGGAGAAGCAGAGACTTTATATACAGATACTATAGATGAGCTTTATTCAACTGTAAATAGAGAATATAAAGATTTAGAGGTAACAAATTTAAGAACAAAAGAAAAGATTGATTTTGATGCTCAATCAGCATTAAATCAGTTTCAAGCTCAAATAAATACGATATTAGGTCAATATGCTGGAGCTACAGGACAAAATCTAAATTTAGATTCTGGAGAGACCTCTCCTGGAGGAAATGCTCCAACTTCTTCAAGTCCCTTTTCAAACTTTAATATAGGGCAAGGAGGCTATTTATAATGGGAAGAGCAAGTATAGAAGCTTTGCAAAATTTAGCTAATATGTTAGTTGTAGCTGAAACTGGAATTGCTTTAAGAACACAAGAGGCTAAAGAAGAATTAGAAGAGGGTAGGGAAGAAAGAAGAGATGAAAGATTTAAACTTCAATTAGCAGAAACTAAAAGACACAATCTGGCTATGGAAGTTCTTGCTGATAATAAATTTGATTATATGAAAGAACAAGATGATGAAGATTTTGTAAATGAGCATGGACAGGACAATGTAACATATGTTGGCATTTTTGATGAGAATAATAATTTTATAGAAGAAAGATTAGTTCAAAATGATGGAAAGCAACATAGAATAAAAGACCCTAAAGGTAGTGGCAATTGGATAACAGTAACTTTACCTGCTTACGATCATAGCAAAACCAAAGAAGGTATTAATACTACTATGGGCTCTAACCAGTCTTTCATATTAGATCAACAAAAAGTATTTCCAGGTGTTAGTCAATACCTTGTAGATGATGAAGGAAATGAGCTTAATCAAACAGATAAAATTGCTTTGATTAATGATTATAGTTTATATAAAAACTTAGGTCTTAATTTTTCTGGAGGCACTATAATTGATGAAGATTTATATAGAGATTATGATCAGTCTTATGCTGGATTAGGTAAATTATATGCTTTTGATCAAGATACTCCTGGATATTTGGGGTTAAATGATGTAGAGCAAGCTAGACAATGGATGGGTACTTTCATTTCTGATTTAGATACTTCAGGTCCATTATTAGATGATGATGAGGCTGTTTTAAGAGACTGGGGTATATTAGATGCAGGAGAAATATGGATTGATCAACCTGCTACTCAAGAAGAAATAGCTAATAATAATTCCTTAAAAAGCAAACTTGAATATAGATCTACAGCATTCCTTGAAGGCATAACAGAGCCAGGACCTAATGGAAACTTAGAATTCTTTACAGAAACTAAAAGAAACGAATGGTTAAATGATCAAAAATATCAAGAGTTATTGATTGCTGAAGGAATTACAGGTAGTAAAATAGTTCAAGATATTAAAGATAGTTATGTAAATTCTCTTAATGCTGTTAATGGTGGTATAGTTTCAGCTTTATCTGAAGATGGAGAGAGATTTTTACTTTCTACAAATAAAGATATGTCTTTACTAAATATATTTGAAGCTGAAAATATAGATAAAATTGAAAGCTTAACAAATAAAGATACTGCTCGATTAATATCAAAAATTGCCACCACAGGAATTACAGAAACTGATTTAGAAGATATGACAAAATCAATAGGAGCTAATGGAAAACTTATCTTAGGCTCTAGGTTATATAATATTGCTGAAGGATTAACTGAATTAGGCTTATCTGGAGCTAGATTAGAGATAATAAATGCTGTTCAAAAAAGAGGTAAATATAGGGCATTTATGGATGGAGGGACTGGTTATGTTAAGGGATCTGTAGATGACCCAGATAAATTAACATATAGAAGCTCTATGGTTTTAGATTTAGACTCATTTGTTCAGTTTGTTGGTCCTGGAGAAAAATTTGAAGAACATAATGGAAAAACAATTAGAGAAGTTATCTTAACAGGAAGCCAAAAGGAGGCTACAGATATGATAAGTCACTTAGAATTAGAACAAAACTGGACAGATATACCTAAAAAATATAGAGATGAGTTTTATGGCTTAATGTGGGCTGAAAGAGAAGCTTTTCAAGCACTAGGAACAGTAGGAGGAACCCCTTAATGTCAAACACACTTTACAAAGAAACAAACCCATTTATAGAAGTATCAGATAGTATATCAAATGTATTAGAATTAGAGGAAAAGACAAAGATAAATCAACCTAAAGGCTTAATCTATCCTAACTATACACAGACAGCTCATGGCTTTACTGTGCCTACCTCTGAACAAGATTTAAATAAAATGCTTGGAGAAACAGTTCTAAGTGAATTAGAAAAAGGTGAGTTTGGAAGCGATTTAATGGTATCTATTGGTAAGTTAAATACTGCAAATCAAAAAATAGAGAGTTTATATACCAATACACCTGTAGATGAAATCCTTGGTACCTTTTATGGTCTTGAAGCTAGAATTTTTGAAAAAGATCCAACAACTAAATTTTCACACATTTCAGATGTTGGGCCAATTTATCACTCAGCTTTTGAATCTGGTGTATATGAATATGGAACAAAAGGAGATAATGTTGTGCGTCAAATGCAAGATTTCCCTGTATTAACTGGTCACAGACTTAAAACTTCTAAAGACTATGATACTTATTTAAATGAGGCTCTGGCGATAAGTAAAGCTCCTGAGAATTATCCTGAACATGTTGTTGCAATGGCTAATGCCTGGTTAGATCAAGCTCAAAATCAGCAAAAATTACAAAAGATATTCAACAAAATGGCATTTAATACAAAAGAAGATAAGACTGCATTACCAAGTTTAATTTATCCTGGTCAAGTGCAGGCTGGAGATTTGCCTCCAACAACAAAATTTGCTTGGATGTTTTCTCCTGATATGTCAGGTAAATTCTCCAAAACTTATGATCCAACAGGAGTGTTAGGTATTGGAAATGAGTTTAGCACAATAATATCTCCAACTCTTTATGACTTTGGATATATGCGTGATCAAAAAAATAGAGCAATAGCAGGGTCTAAACTTGCGAATGTAACTTTTGAGAAATATTACCAAAGAAATGATCCTATAGAGCATCTTGAAAAATATTACGAAAGAGAACTTAATAGAAAAGAGAAGGGCTCTCAATATAATGCTACTTTCTTAAAATATTATGAAAGATACTATGATGATGAGGCAAATGTATTGGCTAATGAATTTTCTCAATATGTTCAAGTTCAAACATTTTTAGATCAAGCTGAATATGGTAGATTGTCTAATTTGTTATTTGGAGAAGACAATAGGATTTTGTCAAACAATACCTATTTAGCTCAAATTTATAATAAGGCTAATGAATTAAATTTATTTGAAGATCCAAATAACTTTTTAAATAAATTCCCTGCAGAATGGGGTCTGCAATTAACTTCAGCTCCATCAGCATTTTATATGAAAAATCCAGATGATACTTTTATGACTACTCCTGAGCTTACTGAGGCAGGAGTAAATCTTCCAACAGGTGATATTTTTGATGCTAAAGAAACCAGAGCAAATATACAGGCATTAGAGGATTTATATGAAGAAAAAATCGAAGCTTTGGATGCTATTAGCGAATTAACAGGGAAGCATATTGAAACAGATGTTCCATATGATATATTCCGAGGTGTTCCAAAGGGAACTTATGATAGTATTGAAGATGTTAACAGATATCATCGTAGTGGATTACCAAGGCCATTTGAGTTTGATTCAGATGAACTTGGAAGTGGAGAGATTCCCTTTCCTCTTAATCCATATAAAGAAAAAGATTATAAACTACCTTTTTAAAAATTAGAATAGGAATAAATTAATGTCTTTAGAGCAACGTTTTTTAGAAATGCTAAATGAAAGGGAAGATTTTACTTCTACTCAATTAGCTCCAAAAAAATCCAAATGGGACCTCAGTCCTTCAGAAGCATTTGAAGAAAAAAATGTACCAAGTCCAGAATCAATAGATCAAAGAAATGTTGCATGGGATGTTTTAGGTAGTGCTTTGTGGGCATTTACAGATGAAATGATGTTTGGAGTTCCTGGAGCTGCTTATAAAAGAACTACTGGAGAAGAATTTTGGGAACCTGAGACTGTAGCAGGTAAAGTTTCAGCTGGTGTTGCAGGATTTGCAGGATTTGCAGCTCCTGTTCCTTGGGCTCCATTAAAAGTTGGTGGGGTTATAGCAAAGGGTGCAGCAAAATTACCTATTAAAGCTGTTGGAAAGACATTATCATCTGCCACAAGAAAAGCAGTTAATGAAGTGACTGCTAAGGGAGTTAATGAAGGAGCTGAACAATTAGCTAGAAATCTTGGAAAAGCATCAACATCTTGGACTATGATGGGAAGATGGGATTCAAAGGTAGCTAATAATTGGGAAAAATTTGCAGGTAGAAATATAGATGAATTGGTAGATTTTGCTGTTAGAAAGGGAGATGTTGGCTTAGATGATGCTAATATTGTAAGGAATGTCTTTAAAGCTAACTTCAAAGATAGGCCTATGATTGATATTATAGATGTTATAATGAGAAATAGACCTGATAGAACAGGTTTTGCTATGGGTTCAATGATACATGAAGCAACAATGTTTGGAGCCATAGATTCTATTATGGAAGGAGTACATTATTGGGGTGAAAAAGGTGAAGTTCCATATGACTGGACAGCTCCATTGTGGGGTATGGGTACAGGTGCAGCTTTTGGTGCATTAAAATTCTTCCCAGGACATGGTAAGCAAGCTTCAACTTGGCAAGACTTCAAAACTGGATGGACAGCTTGGGCTGGTAAAGATGTTTTTTCAAAAATGGATAAAAACAAATTAATGAATAATGCCAAGATACTAGGAAATGAATTAAAGAATGGAATGAATGGCAAATCCTCTTATTTACTTGAATTTCAAACAAAAGATGGCTTATTAAAAACAATAGATTTAACAAATCCTGAGTCTTATTTGCTAGGAATGGCTGATGATGAAGCTGTAGCTGTTTTAAGAAAGATTTTAAAAGGTAAGCAGCAAGAAATAGGTGGATTAATGATGAAAGAAGCCTTATGGGAAGATTTAAGATCATCAGGTAAAAATTGGGGCCATATGGTTGCTGGTAGTATGATTATGAATGCTAGAACTATTTTGGCTATTTCTCAAGGAGAAGATGTTCCTCTTGAAGATATTATGACAAGTGTATTTTTAGGTGCCTTTGTAAATAGAAAAGGTGGCGGTGGTAAGACTTATGATATAATGCAAAATGAAATGATGTCCTTAAGAAGATCTCTAAATACTCTTGGAGTTCATGGTAAGAATTATATAGATAGATTTCCAAGTGGAGCTTCTGGATCAAATGAGCCTTTAAATCCTCTTAATTATGGTGAGTTTAATGATGTTAGGCGTATCTTTAGAGATAAGGGTATAACATCTGATAATCCTGCTGCTGTTGAAACAATGAGTAAAGATGGATCCGAAAGTGTTGTAGTTGCTAGTGCTACAGCTAAAGGGGACTTTTCTTTATTTAATCAAATATATGCATTTGCTCATGGTGCTAGTGGAGAAAGGCATATCAAATCTAGAGATAAAATTACAGTTAATGAAGCAAGAGCAATAGAAGCAGAATTCAAAAAAGTTGAATATACTATTGATGGAAAGACTTTTAAATTAAATACTATAGATAATACCAGAAAAGCATTAGAGGACATTTCAGATAGACTTCATGATAGGGTAGAATCAGAAGCATTGCATAGTGTATATGAGGTCATGAGTGAGGGAGGGGTATCATACTATCAAGATGGAAAGCAAAGATTTTATCCCTCAAATGAGTATGGACTTCAAAATATAGGATTTATACCTAAAAGAGTTAAAATTAGCGATCACTTATATGCTATGGCAGAAAAAGGTCAATTAGAATGGCTTGTTGATAGCAATGGAAATAAGTTATCAGGAAAAGATGCTAGATATAAACTTACTGATTATCAAAGAAAATTAGATGCTTTATTTGATTTTATGTCAATAATACCTGGAAGAAGTAGTTATTATGAAGGCACTAAGTCAGCAGGTTATATAGAAACATCTGAAGGTTTAGGTAGAACTATAAAAGCTATGTTAACTAAAGAAAACGCTTTCAATAAAGGGTTTAAGATAAATAAGCCTTGGCTTAAATTTAAGATGGAAAATCTTGAAGATATGAAAATAGCTACAGCTGTTAGATATTTTAAGAAAAGTAAAGATCATATTTCAGAGACATTTGATACAAGTAGCGAATCTTGGAATGCTATTTTAGGTAGCTTGAGAGATGCTGGAATTTTAGTAAACTCTAAAGATGGATTAGCAAATGTTCTTATACAAAATCCTTTTAAAAATATAGAAATTAAAGTGCCAGAAGGAATGCAAGAGGGTGATCCTAAGTTAAATGAAGCTAAAAACTTTGTAAGTAATATAGTTAGCATATTGGGAGCAAAAGGTCAGCATAATGTATCTGAAACAGGAAAAAGCACAACCTCTTATGCTCAAGTAGAAAAACTTATTAATACTTTAAATAAATTTGGAATAACTAATGATATAAAAGTATTTAATATGTTTGCTCAAGATGTTGTTTCAGATATTGCATATCAAAAAGTTATAGGCACAAAACTTACTCAGGGAGATGTTCACGTTATACAAGAATTGATGAATCTAGATACACCTATGGCATCTTATGGTACTCAAGGTGTTGCTAAAGGATTTATGATTAAAAAGTTAAAAAAGTCAAACTCTATGAGTGAAGATTTACAAAATGCTATTGATGCATATAATAAAGAAGTTGATCTTTTAGTTAAAAGAGGTGAAAAGAAAGGCAAAGAAGGAGAAGGAAGTGTAATTAAAGTTATAGATGAAGCACCTCTTCTTACAGAGGTTCATAGTATAAAGAATTTGGCAGAAATGGTTAGAAGGGCTAGGGAAAAATCAGATATAACTGCAACTGATCATATTGTTGATTTTATGAATGCATTAGATCCTAATGATAGTTTAAGAAATTCTTTGGCTGGATATATGCAAAAATATGGTGTAAGTGCTGATAGAATGCTTACTTGGTTAAGAGATCACAAGATTATAGAGCCAGAACCTGGACAAAGAGAAGGTGCTACCAAATATGTTATAAATATTGACAAAATGAAAGAAGGTAGAAAATTAAGAAATGATTTTGAAAAATGGCTTGAAATAGATTATGGTATTAGAGTTAAAGATATAGAACATATACAACATCAAGCTGAATATGAAGCAAATGAACTTATGAATCAAAGCAGAAGAGATACTAAAAATAACTCAGTTATTACTGTTGATGGATTCTTTAAAAAGTGGTTTCCTAAATTTCATAATAAAAAGCCATTTGGGACAAAAATAGAAGATTATGATACATATTTGACAGAAAAATTATATCTAGATATAGATCATAATATAAATAAATATGCGATAAGAGATATTATCAGAGATATGGAATTTGTAGATAGCAAAACTGGTAATAGAACTAGAGGCACAGATATATTAACAGGATGGGACTCTAATCCAAGAAATAGAGCCAGATATTTTGAGGCTGCTGCTGATATAATGCATGTTTTAAAGACAAGACTTACGACTGTATCTAAACATAAGATACAATATATTAAAGGAAAATTAGAAGCAACATCTCAAGTAAAAGCTCTTACAGGGCTAGATATCTTCCATACTAGTAGAGGGTTAGATTATATGATTGTAGATGGAACTATGCATGCTACATTCGACACTAGCGGTAGGAATATAATTCAGAAAGCTTTAAATATTTTTGAATTAGAAAGCCCTAATATATCTAACAATAGAAGGAAAGAATTAGAAAATGCTAAAACACATTTTGATTTGTTATTAAATCAAATAGACTTTATAAAAGGAAGTGGTGTTTCTATTATTAGATTTGGAAATGCAAAAGCTGGTATAGCTATACCTAAATTATATTCTACTAAAATAATTAATTTATTTAAAAATGAAATTTATGATGTCTATTATGAAAAAGCTAATCCTGCTCAAAAAGAAATATTAAATGAAGTTATGAATAGTCTTAAATCTGTTTCAGAGCTTCATAATGATAAAGCAGATCCTAATTATATAGAAGGAAATTACAAATCTTCACAATGGACAAAGGTTCATAAGCAAGCATATAGAACTTTAATATTAAAAGATATGCTTGTAGGTAAGGATAAAGATTTATATTTAGAATCTCTTTCTTGGTCTGAAAGCAAAACAAGAGATATGTTATCTAAAAGATTTAGCTTATTTGATACAAAATCAGCTAATAGAATTACTAAAGATTTAATAGATATAATTCCAAATGAAATGAAATATAAATTTGGATATGATCCTACATCAGAGTATAAAACTAGAGATTTTGGAATGGCTGTATGGGCAGATAAAAGACATGGAGGCATACAGGAAAGAATTGAATCAATTTTAGCAAAACAAAAATTAAGTTGGGATTCTTTAACTGGAGGAAGAGAGAATAGCACTGGATTTGATAGTATAGGCTTTATAAGTAAAAATATGAAAGATTTCCTTTCTGTTGTATCTGGAGATGCTTTGGGTGAAGCTTCTAGCTTTAAACCTATTATATCTTCATCTGGAAAAGATAATATTTTATTATTTGGAAAAACTCTTTTTGTATATGATCCTTTAATTCAAAAAGACATATTCGATAAGCAAGCTGGTTTAGATGTGTTATTAACAGAATCTGCAGATAAACTTCAATTGTCAACCAACCCTATAAATAAGCCCATTAAAGAGCTCTTAAATATGACAACTGCAGATTGGGGTACAGGCAATTATATGTTTAAAATAAAGAAAGAATCTCTTGGTTTAGTTGGATATCAAAAAGAAGGTCCAGCTAAGCAATCTTATTCTTTATGGAATTTTATGCAGAGCAAGGAATCAGCTGCAATATATGAAACATTTTACTCTCAAAAGTTAGATAGATCTTTACAGGATGTTGCAAAAATATTATCAAATCCAGTATTAAAAAGTTCTGCATTTAGATTAATAAAAGGAATAGATAGAGATATTCCTTTAGATGATTTATTTGGATCTGATAATTTTGCCAACTTTAGTAATCTAGCAAAATGGATGCATTTAAGCGAAAATTCAAGACCTGAAGCTTTTGGTGAATATATGCTTAATAATGCTTTAAAGAAGCAATTTATAGATCCTGTGTTAGATCAAAGTGCAATAATAGATGGGAAGCAATTTGGTGGCAAAACTGTATTAAGTCAATCATTTAAACTTAGAGATTTAGATGTAAGTACAGTGCCTAAGAATAATAGAAAGGGAGAAATTATACTTCCAGCTACAGATATGAATCAAAGCATTCATTTCGGAGATAAAAATGTAAAAGTTAGGGTTGTTGATAGAAAAACAGGAAAAGATAAAGATGCTTATAAGGCATTTAAAGAAATACTGCAAATAAATGATCCTAAAATGAAAGAAAAAGATATTAAGGAATTGTGGCTTGAAATAGCAAATCTAGGAGAATTGCATAGTATATTTAGTGATAAGACCTTTATGGGTGAATTTATTAATATATATGATATAGGGATATTAACTACAAGATATCCTAGAACAAGGCCTAATGACTTAGCTTTATTGAGATTAAAAGGATTTTTAAACAAAGAAGCAGGGAATCAAGCTATTGTTAATGATCTTGATGTATACAGTATTTTTGAAGGTGATTATGATTATGATAAAATAGACTATTTCTGGGCGCATGATAGAACTACATATAAACATGTTAATAGAACTAAGCAACATTGGTTAAATAATATTGATGTCAGTAAATATGAAGGAAAAGCCCCAACAGGACTTAGTGTTTTATCTAAAAATTCTACAATAAATGATGATGCATGGAATCAATTAGATGCTACTAATAGAGTTTTTTCTAAATCTATAGGAATAGCTCAAAAGACTCTTAGAATAGTTGAAAATTTATATGAATTAGCTGCTCCTTATACTGATATCAATACTAAGCAAACTCATAAAACAAAAAGAAGGCTTATAGATAGAACGCTTCCAAATGGAGATCATATTGAGATTTTTATGGATTTAGGAACTGAATGGTATCATAGACAAGCTTTAGAGTCTCAGATAATGATAGATAGTTGGAAGGGGGTTGATAAAAGAATTGTAGATGATATTATGATGTATAGAAAAGAATTTTTATATCCACTAATGGATGATAAAATATCTATTACTTCTGATCAAATAACAGAATCTGTTCATCCAAATAATAGAAAGATAAGGCTTTTTAGAAAATATAAAAATGGAAAAGAAGTAGATTTAAATAAAGTTGATAAAGATTTACTTAGCAGCATGCAAGATAATTTCAATAACTTCTCTGAGCTTCAAACTCAAATATATGAAGGAGGAGTAGGAAGAAGTCCTTATTATCATGATATGATAAATAAATCTAGAGATTATTTTAGTCATCTAGAAAGTTTAGGTGATAATACTTTTTATAAACTTGTATCTAAATACGGATATAAGAATACTACTGAATCTCAATATTTTGAAGATATGTTTAGTATGACTTCAGAAGTTAGATATGAATCTAAAAAGTTAATAGCTGATCCTAAAAGTGATTTTTCTATGGATAATGTTAGATTAGATCCTGTTTCACATATGAAAATGGCTCCAAAAGCTAGTCCTTTTGATCAAGTAGTTATTAATAAAGCAGAAGCTATATCTCAAGGAAGAGAAGGCTCTGTTTTAGAAAGAACATATAGAAAAATATTAGACAGAGATCCTTTAGGTCATAAATATACTGATGAAATGATATTGATGGGAGATGAATTAAAACTTCATAATAGAATAATGGATTTAGCTATGGTACAAGCTCCATGGGCTACTGCTGAAATGCAAGAATTAATTCCTAAAGCTGTGACTGATATTAAGAGTTCAAAAAGAAAGATACTTGGCTTAATTAATATTAGAGATAGAGTAAAATTTAGCACTAAAATACCTTGGAAGCTAAAGCAAGCAAGATTAAAAGCTCTTGAAGCAGAAATTAAAAAAATTGAATATAAAATGGGTCCTATGCTTACAAAGGATTGGTTTAAAGGTAAAGAACCTGAAAATTTCCCTGATGTTAATCTAGTTGATATCTATAGAAATAAAGATATAAGAGAAGCTACTATACAATATTATACTTTGCATTCATTTGGTAATTTATTTACAGCAAAAAACCCTAATCAAATGACTAAAGATATAAGAGAATTAAGGCAAATGATTGGAGTTGAATATAAAGAAATAAACACACTTCAAAGCAGCACTGGATATGGTCATTTAACTATGAGTAAAGCTCAAATTGAAAAGTTTAGATTAGATCCATATACAAGCAGATATACATTAGAAGATGCAATACAATTAAAGTTACAAGAAGGTTTTAGAAATCATGGAGCTTCATTTTTATTTGAATTTGCAACGCCTAAATATGGAGGTGAAGTCAATTTAGGTGTTTATAATGGAAGAGTAATGCCTACTGTTATTAAGCCTTCAGCTAACTATAAGAGAATTTTAAGATTTATGTTAGAAAGTATGGAAACTGCATATAGAGAAAAAACTGGAAGAGGTGATCTGTGGAAGAATTTATTAACTAAAATAGCAGAAAGAGATGCTCATTTTTCTAATATATTCAGTGGAGACCTGCAATATATCCCTACTGATGGAGCGCAAATAAATAGTATGTTTAAGAATGCTCCAGATGTTCCTAATAGATTGAATGCTTATATAGGTATGAGATATGGAGATATTACTTTTAGAAAGAATATATTACATAGGCATGTATTTGGACTTGGCCATGAATACGATACCAATATATCTTTTTTAAATGAATTGCATGCGAATGCCAAGAGAATGCATGATCCTACTCAAAGAAGAGAAATACGAGAAAGAACTGAAGGAATATCAAAATTGCATCAATTAACAATGGAGGGTGGATATATGAATCCTATATCATATCATTTATTAATAGAGCAATATAAAAAAGAATTGGGAGATTTAGGATTTGGAAAAGAATCTATTGCAGGTGGCTATGATAAGTGGGGTAATCAAATACAAATTAATCCAGCTACAGCTAACCATGGATTAACTGGTTTAATTACTGGAGATAAAGGAGTTTCTTTTGATCCTATGAGAATGATGTCGCCTTATAAGATCAACATGTTGTTAAAGTTTATGGAGCAGGGCGCCAATGTTGCATCTACTCGTAAAGAGAATGGAGAAAGTTGGAAAACAGAATGGAAATCAGAAATAGAAGGTGGAAGAATATGCAAACCTTAAGGAGAAATTATGTCAGGTAGACCAGGGCCAGCTAAATGTTCAATTTCAACGCTAATGAATCAAGTTAGAGTTGAAGGATTAAAATTTACAGAAGACACTAATGTTAAGAAAAAAATCAATGATCCTAGCGCTTTAACAAAAGAGGTATTTGAAGAGGTTTTTAGACTACCTTTTGAAATGAAAAATGTAATTAAGTATACTCCTGGTGAGGTCAGACAGTTTCAAAATAGACTATCTGAAATAAGAAGATCTATAAGATCTGGAAAATTTAATGGTAGATTAGGTGAATTTTTCTTTAATACTTCAGCAAGAGCTAAAAAATTTCCTTTAGCTAATAAATTGTTAAATCAAATGATAGATGTGAATTATTCATATAAAGGTAGACAATCTAGGCATAATACATTATATAATAGAATGTTAGATGGCATGAAGACTCATTTAAGAGCTGAAGGTTTAATGTCTCAAAGTATTGACTGGAGTTTTAAGAAAGCTGTTAAAAAAGCAGAAGAATTTGATATATTGATAAGAAAGCTTGAATTAGAAGCTACTCAAGGAAATAAAAGGGCCTTTACTGAATTAGCTCAAATGAGAGCTAAAGAAGCCACTTTTTATAAAACAGGAGAAGGTAAGTTATTTTCTGAAGTTATAGATATGATTGAAAATAAATTTACAAATGCTGAAAGACAGTTATTAGAAGATCAGTATTATGGACCTAGAAGAAAAATAATGCAAGAGCAGCTAGATAAAGGAATGGATTTTGATATTGCTTGGAAAATAGCTAAAAGATCTGTTAAGAAACCTGATGTATGGGAAAACACTCTTCATAAAGTTACAAAATCTGAACCTTTAAGAAATGTTTTAGAAACGCATCTTGAGCTTATGGATAATATGTATGTTGTATTAGATAGAGGTGTTGGAGCATATGTAGAAGCATTAAAAATATCCCTTAAAGGAAGAGGCTATTCTAATGAAGTTCTAGATTCTATTGCTTCTAAAATTAAAGACAAAATTAGACCTAAAAAAGAAGGTGGAGGTTTTTATCCTCATTTTAGAAGAGAAATGAATATGGATTTTTTAAATGGTTTAATGCCTCATTTTGAAAATATATCTAATTCTTTATCTGAATTCAATAGAGCAGATACAAAATCTTTAGAGGCAGCAATTGGTGGAATTAATACATATCTTACACCTAGGGCAAAAGGTAGAGCTAAAGACATTCAAGGATTTGATTATTCTAAAAACTTTGTTGCGAATATAAAGAGATATGTTGATGAAATAGATAGATTTAACTATTTAGCACATACAGATCTGTATACTAAAAGAATATTAGAGCAATCTAAAGAACTTTTTAAAGAAGGAAATCTTGATGGATATGGTAAGGATGCTGTTAGATTAATACAAGAAATGAATCTTTCAATGAAAGGTCAAACTGGCTTTAGAAATCAAGCTTTAGAATCAACGACAAGAACTTTACTTGGATTGGAGTTTGTATCTAAACTTGGATTTAATTTAAGAAGTGCAGCTAGAAATGCATCTCAGGGACTACTTAATTTTGTAGAATTTGGTCCTATAGCTTGGGCTAAATCTACAAAGTTTTATAGGCAAAATGATAAAATAAAAAGAAAAGTAGATAAAATGCTAGATGAAGCTGGCTTATTATTTTCTGAAGCTACTCCAGAATTAGAAGAAATGATGACTACAACTAAAGGAAAATTTACCTTTAAATTAGCTGGTGAAAAAATAGTTCTTAATGAAGGTAGTAGATTTCAAAATTTAGAAAGAAAAGTTTCAAAAATAGCTGGAAGTACAATTGTATCTGGCCTTATGAGAAAAGTTGAAAATATGAATAGGAAGACTACTTTTAAAATAGCTTTCTATAAAATGTATAATGAATTAGATATGAATCGTGGTTATAAAGATTGGGTTAGAGAAAATTCAAATAAAAAAGTCAAAGATGATATGGCTAGTAGGGCTAGAAATTATGCTATTAGAATGACAACATTGTTGCATTATGATTATTCAGCATTATCTAAATCTAAATATTTAAAACATCCTGTAGGAAGATTATTAGGACAATTCCAGCATTATGCATGGAAATTTACAGAATATAATTATGGTTTAATGAAAGATTCTATGGGTGATTTTGCTGCTGGAAGCACAATGAGAGAAAAATTTTATGGACCTAATATGGCTAAGTCTGTAAGGATGGGATTTGCTTATTTTTTAGCTCCAGCTATAGCTTCGGCTTTTACAGGTGTTAATATTGGAAATTTAATAGAGCATGATGCTTCTAAAAGAATGGATCAATTAGGTGCTTTGTTTACTGGAGATGACGATGAAATAAGAAAAGCTTTTTATGGCAGAGGAGTAGGTACTGGACTTATAGGAGCTCCAGCTGTATCAGATGCTTTAGCTATTGGCAATATATTTGAATGGTGGGAAATGGATGATGATGATATGAGCTCCCTTTTAACTGGATACCAAGATTATGCAAGAGTAACTAATAGTAGAAAAACCTATGAATTAATACATATTCTCAATACCCAGCTAGGAAGAACTGTATATCAAACAATTCCAATGATGTCAGAATCTTATCTAGGAACATCACTTCAGTTTGAGCTTGGTTTATATCCTAATAAAGCTTCAAAAGATCTTCAAAAGAAAGTTTTAGGCGTTTCTAGAAAATATCTTCCAAAAGGATTAGAAGAAGCATTTAGAGAGTTACAGAGAGAGGTTGAACGAGGTAAAGAAACCTCATTAGGTATAGAACCAAGAACTTAGTTTAATATTTTATTTTTATTTGACAATTCTGATAGAGAATCTTTTAATTTTTCTAAATTTTCTATCATATCTTTCAATAGAGCTATTTGCAATACAATGCTTTCTGAAGTAGTACCTTCATCCCTCATTTGACCTACCATATTCTCTATCATTTTTAAGTTTGCTAAAAAGTAATCATAAGGTGTTTCCATTTATTCTCCTATTAATTCTAAAAAGTGATTTAAAGGAATAGCCACATAAGGCTCTTTCCTGTTTTTCTTTATAACTACAGCTGGATTTGTATTTTCTTTTAAATTTGATTCAGCTTGCTCCACAGTACTCCAAAATTGTAATCTTTCAACATTTTTGCATTCAAAGGAATAAGGTATTAGTTCTCTAGCTTTAGGAGATAATACTATATCTTCTCCTGTCATTCCCATTGTTTGAGATTTAATATCATCATCTTGAAGTTTAGGTATTTTAGTCCAATTGGTTATAAATACCTCTCTTAATTTATCTCTTACTAGATTTTGAAGTTTTCTTCCCTTTGCTTTGCTTGATTTTATTTTCATATTCTTCTATTCTCCCATTTAATTTATCCATGAAGTCAGGATTTGTTTTTATTACTGGAAGAGTTTTAAGTATTTCACTTAGACGTTTCCAATTGTTTTTCTTTGACGCCATAACCCATCTCCTTCCTTAATCTTTTTCTTGCTCTTTTTAATGCAGACCAATCCACCTCAACTCCCGACTTAAGCTGAGGTAGATCTTGTCCACATTTACAACACTTTGAATTAATCTTCATCTCTTAACTCTGTTAATTTAAATGAAAAGTAATTTTGTCCATTTTTATTTCTTTTCCAAAGTGCTATTTGTACTTTTTTGTTCTTATAAACATTATCTTCAAATTCAACAGTTCCTGATAAATCAGGTCTATTTTCATTTCCTCCTTTGTCTTTTGGAAACGCTGCTCCTTGAGCTACTGTTATATACTTCATTTTTCTTCCCCTTATTTTTTTTATTTAATTGTTCTTTACAAGCATGATAAAATTCATATTCCCACATATTCCATTTTTCTTCATTATCAGCCCAGAACTCTTTCATTTTTCCCATTATTTAGCCTTTCTAGCTTATTATCTTTTAACGCTTTACGCCATCCTTTTGTTCCATAAGTTTCTTTGTATGCACATGGCTCACATACATTCCACTGATCTTCTGTGACTAAACTTTTAAATAGAAATACTTTTGTAGTTCTAGTTTCACCACATCTATTACAGTGAAAATACTCCTTACCCAGATATTCTTTTACCATCAGGAATATCTTCTTTTTCTAATCCAAAGCTAGGCATAGAATTATAAGTAATTATTTCATACTCACAAGTATTACTATTATATTTCTTTTGCCACACTTGTTTGCTTTTGGGGCAATACTTCATTACAGAATTACCCCATGTCTTTTTATTCATAATGCTCCTCACATAGTTTAATGTTTACATTGTCAGGTCTTAATTTAACCCACATATGTTCTCTTTCCCTATTCTTATCACTTTTAAGTTCTAGGAAAGCAATAGATCCATCTTTAGCTCTATAAGGCTTTAAAGATAACAATTTATTAGCATTATATGCTATTCTAAACGATCCTCTAGCACTAGATAAATCCATACCATCCTTAAAAGATGATTTATTTATTTCACTTACTGCAAATACTATTATATTATGCTTAACAGCAAGTTCCATAAGAGCTTGTGATGCTTCTTCACATTTCATATTCATATCTTTATGTTTAGATCTAAATAATCCCATGTGATCTACAACAACAAGTTCTGGCTTTCTTGGCATCATAGAAATTCTCTTTTCTAATTCAAATGGATATGGCGAAGAATAATCTACTGTAAGCCAATTAAATTTCTTATCTTGGCCATTCTTTAAATTTTTATAATGATTCTTTAGATCTTTTTCTGACCATCCATTTTCAATCATTACAAATCTAGACCATATTTGTCTAGAACTCATTTCCATTTCAACAAAATAAGTATTTCTTTTCAATGCAACCATCCAATTTTGAAGTAACATTGTTTTCATACTTGCAGGTGGAGCTTGAAGGATTACTACTTCACCTGGATATATCGGAAAGGTTTGACCATATAAAGATCCTATATCTATAGGTTTTACATCATCTTTATAGAATTGTATAAGTTGATCTTCCATTTGAGTAGATGTTAGAGCTCTTGTATCTACCTTAGATTTATATAACTTACACTTACTTGAGCAAAATTTACTCATTATATTATCATTGCATCCATATCTGTTGCCTTCTCCACCATGGCCTTCATAACAAGACTTCACAATACTATCCATTTCTTTTTCAGAAAATCTATAATCAGGTCTATCAACTTTCTGTCTCCATGATTCCATAACTAATCTTACCATATTTTCTGGATATAACCATCTAAAATGAGCTGCTAATCTTAATGCTACTGCATGTCTTTGACCTATATTGGTTCCATTAATCATTCTTTGAATGCATGTATAATTAGAAGGATCTGGATTATATAGTCCATTTTCTTCAGTAACTATAGGTTTATATTCTTTCTTGTTTTCTTCTATAACTTCAAAGACAATGTTGTGTTTATCAACTCTATAGTTGTGTAAGAATTTATTAGGTTGTTGTGCTCTATTAATAATTAACTCTTTAGCATTAGTATGAAATAACCAATCTTTTTCTATATCTACTTTATATAGTCCAGATTTTGTATTCTTTGTATTAGTTACTCTTATTAATCTAGTTTTATCAGTAACTGATGAATCTGCATAATTAAATATACCTTTATCAGTTAACAATTTCTTTACATATATATGTAGATTAGCACTAGGATTATATTTAAAAGCTTTTTCAGGTATTCCAAAATGAAATCCTCTACCACTAAAGTATAATGCATAAAAGCACTCCATTTGATCTAATAATATAGATAATTTCTGTGCCTTTTCAATTGCTTTATCAAACTTAGGGCCATCTACATCTAATATGAATTCTTCTGGCATATATATACATCCATTAAAGCCAGATAATGTTTTGTTAGCAGAATAATATTCTACTACACTTTTATCGTAGTCATATAAAGAACAAAAGGTATCGTGATGAGTACCCATAAATTCTCCATATTTATTTGCATCATGAAAATGATGTCTTTTATTTATTCCAAAAGCAAATTCCTTTATCATTTAATCTCCTTTCAATTTGATGAGGGGAGCCGAAAGGTAAACCCCCCTCACCATCTCCCCCTAATTTACCAAGGTATTGAGTCATCAGTTATAGCTGATGTACTAGTTGTATCCATCACACCATTAGCTGCTGGTGTTTCTTTTGCAACTACATAATCGTTATAATACTTTTCAGCTTGCTCTTTCCAGAACATTATATCATTAGCATTAAACTCTTCAAGATCATTCTTGAATTCAGTAGGCGCAACATTTGGTAATACCTCAGTGTACTTTTTATCAGGTTTCTTATAAAAGAATACATTGATTTGTTTTCCTGCAAGTTCTTCTGGTGTATCATCTATTGTTACAATAGCATCACCTTCATCAGATGTAGATACACTTTTAATACCTGCATTAGCAAATCTAAAGAGTCTACCTATAGCAAACTCTTCACCATCTTTACCATTTTTAGCCCATATTCTCATAGATAGTTTGTCATATTCTGCATATTCTTTAAACCATACATCAATAAACTTACTATCTTGAAATGTACCATATTTGGCTTTTAATACTGTTAAAGTATGCCATCCTGGAGGAAACTTATCCTCAAATTTGGCTCCTTTTTTTACTTTTAGCGTTCTCATTCAACACCTCCTTGTATATTATTAGTTTCTCCTCTTAGATAAGCTACTTGATTATCTACAGGTATTTCTCCATTGGATTCTGTCATACTCTCACCATTGCTAGAATGAATGGTTTGAGTTTCGCCATCTTTATCAGCTAATTCTCCACCATCTTCAATTGCTTCATCTACTACATTGGTTGCTAGTGTTTTAAGACTATAAGTCTTTCCACTACCAGGTGAACCTATGATAAGTATCTTAGAGCCATCAAAGCCTCTTTTTGCAGCAGCTTCTAATACTAAGCTATAGTCTTGATCCATTTCTGCATCTAATAATTGAGTTCTATCTTTAGCATGATCATATGTTTCAGTTCTATTTGTTATCCATATATATTTTCTATTGCCATCTTTATCAGTAATAGTTTTAGTATAGAATACAAAGTCAAACCATTTAGATATATCCTCTTTAGTAGATCCATCTATATATGGTTGAAGTCTATTTTCTCCAGTATCCATAGTTTGAGTTTTAGAATGACAAGTACAAATTACATTGCCTGGGATTCTAGTTATAAACTCTAAACATGTATCTAGTTTATTCTTTAATCTACCCCATTCTTGTAATTTCATTTTACCTGTTCTATCAGTTAAAGTTCTCATAAACTTTTTAGATAACTCAGAGAATGTATCAATTACTAAAGCATCTACAACTAGACCTTCTTTAGCTACAACTTTAGTAGTAACTTGATCTATTTCTAAACCTTCACCAAGCTTTACTTTCTCTTTAATAGATTCATTTTTATATATCTTTCCAATAGTAGCTTGAAACTCATCCCAACTAGACGGGGTGAGCATCGGAAGATTAAAGTTCTTTTGTATTGTCTCTTTAGAGCCTAGAGTTTGAGATCCATGCTCTACGTCAAAGTATAATATATTCATATATATTGTCCTTTCTTTAGTTTATGTTATCGTTCCCACAGGGTCTTAAATTTAAGAATATTATAACTATTTTCCTAACATTAAAGTTGGAAAGTTGAAATAAAATTCTTTGTTAAAAGGCTGCCCTGTAATTACCTTTCTAACAGAGTTGGCTATAAAGCTACCGCTCATATTAGAACAGTAGCTTGTAGCCTTTGCATTACATGGTTCTGGATCGCCTTCGCTATCAGGATACCATGTTTTCTTATACGCAGCAAGTTTAGGTTTTAAGAATGTATATTGCTGATAATGTTCAGCTCCCATCCTACCATCTATTAAAAGCTCAGGTTTCAAGTGAGGCTTACATGTAATTTCTACTGCGTCAAGTCTTGATTTCATGTCATCAAATCCTAATATTATTATATTTCTCATAAAAGGATTATGTTTGTATGACTCTTCATTAAATCTTCCATATACTGGTTCAGTAACGCAATGAGGATTTATATACTTTATAATATCTTTTAATGCCTCTACTTTAGATTTATCAATATCTTTAAAGTTATATTGACTGACGCCTATATTTTCAATACCTACTGTATCCATATCATATAAATACATTTGCGGTGCACCACATCTGGCAAGTTGAGTGGCTGCAGAGCTACCAATAGCTCCACAACCAAGTATATGAAAGGCATAATCACTTATCTCACTGCCTATTATATCTGAAAATCTCTCATTAATACTCATTATAACTCCTTTCTAGGTTGTATAAATGTAGCAGCTCCATCTGATGTCATTACAACATCAATAACTTTTGCTTTACTTGGAACAACTATTTTCCATTCATAATTTGATTGTCTAGCTTCTTTTTCTAATGCTCTCATTTCTTTCAAGAAAGTATTTATATGAATAGTTCCTTCCATGCAACGATCCACTAAATCATCAACATTCTGATATAATTCTTGAAATGTTGGATCATATGATGCAAGATTCATAAAGGTATCTATACTGTCATAAGGCTCATCCCATAATGCAGATTGCCCTATATTTCTTTGTTTAGAATAATTATTCCAACCAAGATGAGTATTTATTACTTTCATTTCTTTTACACACATATCCTCTACTTCTTTAATCATTTTCTTAGATAGTTTGGTATCTGGTTTATCTGTAATATTCAACTCAACATCTTGAGCTACTTTTAGTGGCTTCCAAATACTTACTCTGAATTTATATTCTTGTTTAAGATTAACTACTAATGCAAAGCTCATATCACCTTCATTAAACTCTTCAATAGCTGCATGATCAGTAGAACTCCAGAATGCGTCCATAGTATGATGTGAATGCCACCATAAGAATCTATAATTTATTCCAGGATGTTCTTTTTCCATATAAATTGCTTCTTTTGTATAATATTTAGCAAGAGCATCTTTATCTATAATAGTATTACTACTAGATATTTCTTGCTTAAGTATTACTGGTCTCATTACATTCCAATCTCCATCATTATCTTTCATCATAATAGCCATACCACCTATTTCTGATCTATAATTATCATAAGCTATTCTAGCATAATCTATTATTTTATCCCAATTTTCTTGAGATATATTAAATTCATTCATTTCTATTCCTTTCCGTATTAGTTATAAATTCTAATGCTTGTCTTTCTACCCATTGCATTGTTCTTTCTTCATCAGTCATATCTTCAGTGTCTCCAATTGACTCAGTATTGCTTAACACAGGTATCTCTTCATCTATTTCATATTGTTGAACTTCTTTAACACTTCGTTCCATATTTTCATACCTATAATGAAATGCTAACCTATATAGTTCATCATGAGAACCATCTATATAAAATAGATTTGTTAATCTATCTTCATCTATATTAACTACATTATTGTAATAAGAACATTTGTCTCTTAAAGCACATTGTATATCATTACACGTAGTATCGTTCATTATTGCATACTCTTGTTTATCAGATCCAAGCTTTTCTATAGATTTAGGGACTCCACATCTATCTGAATTCTTAATATCTGGATAAGCATATGTTAATCCTTTATAATTAGCTTGATCAGTTAACCATTTAGGCATTCCAAAGAACAATTTATCAGGTTTATTATGAGGATGTGTTCTGTTTTTGTGGAATTTACTAATCCACTGCTCTAAATATACACCCATAGCTTGAAGATTAAAGTTATAAGCAGAATCTGTTATTTGATTTGTAAAATCTCCTAAACATACTGGTTGTAAATCAGCACTATCTCTATATGAAGAGATATATGTGAACTTTAATTCAGGACTTGGAGATAAATATTCTCCAACTATTTTATTATTATATATATTAGGAGGCTTTATATTTCCATCTTTAGAACTACAAAGTTTATTAATATGCTTTATTAAATCTATTCTATATTCTAAAGCAACAGGATATAAAGGTATTTCTGCTATAATTCCATCATCATCTATAATACTCATTGTATAGTCTCTCATTACTATTTTTATAACATATTGAGGTTTAAATTCATCTGCTGTATCTACTAATATATTAACAAGAAATTTACTACTATCTACTATTTCGTGTAATATACTAAGTTCTGATTGTATTTTTTCTTTTAAGCTATTAAAACTATCAACTACCATTTGAGTATTATCTTGCATTGCTATACCATCAGCTCTCATTCTAGACAAATCAGTATTAATACGACCTAACATTTCTCTCATTTGATTATGAGTATACTTTCTATTGTCTATTCTTTTAAAGAATTGTTCTGTGCCACTATATTTCATGTCCCATCTAAGAACAGACTTTTGATAAGCTTCTCTTATCTGATCTCCTCCACCTGGAGACCATCTAAATGTTTTAGTACATTTAAGATTAGTGCCATAATAGCTATTAAATCTATTAATTTGTTCTAAAATAGTTGCTTGAGGTCCTAACAGGACTACTTCAGCAATCTCAGTCAGATTCGGATTGTACTGGTGTATCGGTATCATTATTATCCTCCTTTTCTTTTATATAGTCACCATCAAAATATCTTCTAATGATTTCTTTTATAGTACTATATCTTATATCATTAGCTTCATTTCTATAGCCATATGTTTCATAACTATCACATATTTCACCACAATGCTTTAAAGCTCTCTCTGCATTTAATAATTTATATCTTAGATCAGCTAAGGTAGCTTCTCTTTTATTTAATTCTTCTAAAAATACTTGTATTTGTTCTTCGTTCATCATTTACCTCTACTTTCATTTTGCATTTGATCAATGATTTTATCGCTTATTTCTTCTGTTTCAGCTTCTATAATACCTGCCCATAATTCAGCGGCTATTTTACGATCAGCATGTATCGCTTTCTTTAATTCATTCATAGTTTTAATTATTTCGTCTAATTGTTGCTGTAAATTCATAATTTCTCCTTATTTTACTGGTGTTAGCCCTCTCTTTAGACATTGATAGTTGTATCTTTGTCTTTTACTGATCATACTGGGCTTAAAATGAGTATAATCATTCTCTTTAGGATTTTGTGCTACTCCTATATCTGTTCTTGTTATAAAATGTACATATTCTGTTAATCTCATGGTTATCCTTTCTATTAAATGAGAGAATGCCCTGCGTTTTTTATGCGAGTGTCTCCTCGGGGACTTACATCTCTCATCTAATCATCCGCTATTTACTAACCACCAGTTTTGTTATTAGTAACCCATGCTACTAATGATCCATCAGTTAGCTCTGTTGAGTTAACAGCATCTGTGCCATTAACTGATACAGCAGCACCTAATGGAATATCTAGCTCATTTCTTAATGCTTCTATATTAGTTGAATTAACTGCTGTTTCAACAAAGTTAGCACCTCTTAATACTTTAATTGTAGCCATTTATGACTCCTTTCTTAGTTTAGTTAAGTATACTTTACCTCTCCAATCAAACAAATGTCCTTCACCATATAGTAAATACATTTGATTAAAAGCTTCTCCAAATGATAAGCTATCAAAGCCTTGCCATTTAGGTTCATCAACTACTACCACAGGAACTTCTTTAGTTATAATTCTTTGTGGTTCAGCGGTTGGTTTATTAATTGAATTGATTGCAAATATCATTAATAATAGAACAATTAGCAATTCTCTCCAATATCTTTTAATACTCTTCATCTATTACTCCTTTTTCTTATTTTCTCAATAAAACTTATAACATCTACCATCATATCAGAAAATCCCTTCCATAATACTACTACTGCAACTATCATTACTAATAATCCAAAGCATGTTAGCCATAAAATACTATTCATATTGACTCTCCTTATTTAATTCAAATACAGCATTATCTCTACAATTCATACAGATACCAATAGGATCACCATCAATAGCATAACTCATATGATCTAGTTCCCATAATGGTGGCGCTGTACAACATTGACTATAATATTCTAAATCTTCATCTCCTGGTTCATCTATTCTATCTATTGCCATAATATCTCCTTAAGTTAAATTTAATAGAGAGGTGAAAATATTTGGGAACCTATAAATAGGTATGTAATTACGTTTCTGTGCTACCAACCAAATATCTTTTACGAAGAGCTACCTCAACCTCTCTAAATTTTGTGGACGATTTATTTATACTGATACGCCCACGCCTCAGTCTTATCACAGGACCCATGGTTTATTACAGCAATAACCTGTGAAACTATTAGAGAGGTCTCTAGGTTCTTATGAGTCACGCCTAAAGAGCTACTTTAGGATTTTCTCGCCTCTGCCTAGAAGAGACACCTCTCTAAACTTACAGGAAGAGGGCTGTACGCTACAGTTATACATTTAATCTGGAGAGTTAACCAGAACCCAATTCCACTTAACTATTAACATAAATAGCTATTAATTGTTTCTTCTTCATCTTGCTATGTTTATTGGGATAATATCTTTTATCAGCCCAATCTACAAATTGTTTCTTAGTCCAATGAGGTATAAATGATCTATATCTCATTTCTTGGTTACTTTTAGCTTAACAGGA